GTCATGCCGGCAGGAAGAGTCCGGATGGGATTGATCGGGTATGTGCGGCAGTATCAGCACTGACCTGCAACCTGATCAATTCCCTGAAAGATCTGACAGGTGACAGAATCCGGGGAGAAACAGCCAGCGGAATGACTGTGATCGAATGGGAAGATCTGTCAGATGGTGGAAAGCTTCTGATTGATTCATGGTTCCTGGGGATTGCAGTAATTGACCAGGAATACAATTGCATACAGTTTGAGTAAATGAGCATCCAGTGAGGGTGCTTTTTATTATGTCCAAAACATGAAGACAGAAAAAGCTCTGGAAAACACTCATATTTGGAGGTAAGCATGAGAAAAAGAATGTTTTTACAGCTCTTTGAAGACGGCGGCGGAGCTGGCTCTGGTGGACAGGGTGGAAACGCTGGAGCGGGTAACGGCAGCCAGGGAAATGCCGGTGGATCAGGAAACCAGGGTTCATACAGCTTTGCGCAGGCAGAAGAGATTGCCAATGCGAGAGCAGACAGAGCTGAAAAAGCGGCGCTTCGTTCCTATTTTCAGCAGCAGGGAATGACAGAGCAGCAGGTGAATCAGGCAATTGCCGATTATAAGGAACAGCAGAAAAAGAATCAGCCGAATGTGACACAGCTGCAGCAGGATCTGGAAAATTCCAGAAATGAAGTCCAGCAGATGAAGAACGAGAAGTTCTTATCCGGAAAAGGTGTCAAGGCCGATGATCTGGACTATGTGACTTACAAGGTTTCCAAAATGGTAGATGATAAAACGACATTTGAAAAGGCAGCAGAGAAGTTCCTGAAGGAGAATCCAAGATATGCAGGTGGTAGTTCTTACCGTATTGCAGATTCTTCAGCAGGTAATGCTTCCAATGGTGCTGGTGGAAATATGAACGCTTCCATCAATGACCGGATCAGAGCTGCCGCACGAAGATAATGGAGGTAGAGTAAATGCAGAATAGAAGAATGAATTTAAGATTGTTTGAAGAAGATGTAAACATCATTGACCGTACCGGAGCAGAGTCTCTGATTCCAATTCAGGAATCCAATGAGATCATCCAGGGAACGATCGCACAGTCAGCAGTCCTGTCAAGGGGTCGCAAGCTGGCGAACATGACAAGCAAGCAGTACAAAATGCCGGTACTGGATATGCTGCC